GAGTAACTGGGCGACCTTCTGTGATTGTAATTGTACCAGAATAGTTATCAGTTGAAGAAAAAGAATATGCTTGTGGAGTAACAAACTTATACGCTTCACCATCAATTGTTGCAGAGAACTCAGAATCTTTTGCGACTGTGACTGAATCGGGAGCACCAGTTGGTGTGATTTCAACAGTAAGTGTTGTGCTTGCGCCACGAGCAGAGCGAGGAACGTAGTTTAACATCTTTGCTCGTGATACAACACTATCTCTTAGTAAAGCAGAGTCAAGAAACATCTCGTTACCGACCATGCTTGTATAAAACGCATTTTGATATGTGTTGTATGCAAGAAGATCAAGCAACATACTGATTGTTGAGCCTTCAAAGTTATAGTCGGTAAACTCTGGCTTCGAAGCAATATAAGTCTTCATCGACTCCTTAATATTGTCGAAGTTGAGACTTGTTACATTGATTGCTGAATTAGCTGCCATCTATCGCACCCTGTCTAAAAGAACATTTACCGAGATTGGATTTACATCATTTCTCACACGGAATGTAATTGTTACGTTAATTGCATTTTGATCTTCAAAAAAATCTGTTACAATATCATCAATAATTGCTCTTGGTTCGTAGTTATCTAATGCCTGACGAATATTCGTTGAAATCTCATATTGTGTAATAGAATCCATATTTTCAAATAACTGAGAAAGAATATTACCACCAAGATTTGGACTATATGGTCGTTCATAAAAGTTAGTCAAAACAATATTCTTTACGCTCTGCTTTACTGCATCACGATTGACTAATGCCTTCACATTACCAGTGACTGGATGAGCAGTAAAACTCAGAGGAATATCTTTGAATACTGGTTGTTTAAGTTCAGGCATCTATCTTCTCTTTGTTTTTATTATTTATAAAGATTAATCAGCTTTTATTCCAAAGTTGCCAAGCCATTCACCTTCAGGTTTAGGGCACCAACTTAACTTAGCTTGCTCAACTGAAACGGAATAGACGTTTTCAGAAATCTTAGTTGCTTGTGTTAAATTAGATTCACCATCAGCTTTAAGAAAAGCAACACAGTCTTTGAGACGTTGTGTTAGGCTATCTATAAGTTCTTGGGATATGTCACTTGATAGTGATCTTTCTTCTTGCTTTTTAATAATTGTTTGAAGATTTGTTTTGCTCGCCACAGCATAACCACGAACCGTAGTATACATCCACGCTTCAAACTCTAATTGAGTAGAATAACCTTTTGGTTTCCAGAAAAAACCACTACCATCTGGTGCTTCTGTTTTAATAAAAATTTTATCAATTGGTTTGCTTGATTTAGGAAGCAAGCATAAACCAAATTCAGAACGTATTCTAACTTTGATAGTTTCTGGTGGAATTGATGGTTGAACAGCAGTTGCTGGTGGTGTATTTGTTTCAGTTGCTTCTTTTAATTCAGGAGTAATAGGTTCTTTTGCTTCGTTTTTTTCAACCGCTGGAGTTACTTCTTCAACAGGTTTTGGTGCTGGTGGTGCTGGTAGTTTAACAGCATCTATCACTGGTGCTTCAGGCGCAGTTCCTTTTGTTACATATTCATAACCAATAATATCACCAAACTCATCATATTGTGGTTCACTATCAATATTTGGAACTAACTTACACGGATCGAAACTTGATAATGTACCTGCAAGATCGCCTAATGTTTTTGTGATGTCACCAACAAAGTTTGTTAACCCACCTTCAATGTCACTCAATCCTCCTGTTATTTCTCTGAGAATTTCATCTACATCAAATGTTGGTATATCACCAAACAATTCTCGAATCTTATCAATCTGAGTTTGTATTTCCAATGCTTTAAATGGATCAGCCATTAAATTGAGTAACTCATTAATCTCTTTCTGAAGATTAGGAAACTCTGCTTTAATTTCTGGGATTAAATTTTCTAAGTCAGCAAGAGCATCATCAAGAGCATCACCAAGTTCATTTTGAAGATTACCAATCGCATCAGCAATACCACCTGCTCCTGATGTGAGTTCTGCAAGAGCATCTTCAATTGCTTTTTGTGCATCATCTAATGCTTGTAGTTTTAAACTTATACCACAAAGTTCTAATTTAGCCATTATAGATCATCCACTGTATTAGCATCTGTATCAACTACACCAGTTCTTGCTGGAGCAACTGTATTTGTGTGATCGACCTTACCACCAACAGTAAAGTTGTATGTGTCAGCGCCGATGTGTTCGTACTTGTCACCATCAAATCGAATGTGAGCGTCACCATTATAATCAATAGAAGACTTCGCATTGTATTTTCTTGTGGCAACACCAGTAAATGTCATTGAAGATGTTGACTGAAACTCTTCGTTGGCAGCGCCAGTTGATGTATGTTTAAATGTGCCACCATTTGCAATACTCATATTACCAGCCGAAGCAAAGTCAATGTTTTTAATTGAAATAATTTGTGTATTGCCAGAGACTGTAAGTTTACTATTGACTTGAACTGTTTTTGCTTCACTGTATTTAATCGTTGTTTTCTTTTCTTTACCTACTATTTCAGTGTAATTTCCATCAACAGTGGAACGACGATCACCAGACACTCGTTCTGTTTTGTTTCCATTAATTTGATTTGATTCATTTGTAAGAATTTCTTTTAAATCATTACCTTGAATCTTTGTAACACGGTCACCACGAACTGTCACATATTGATTACCATCAACTTCTGTATAATGATCGCCTTGAACGTATAACTTAGCATTACCAACAACAGTGATACTTTGTGTACCTCTAATATAAATGTTTTCATCACCAACAACAACTTCGTAATTTTTACCAACTACTTTTGTTACACGAGTGCCATCTGGTTGAATTTCCTCAAACGTACCAGCTTTGTGATATCTGTGCAATCTTTCAGCAGTTGGAGAATCATCAACTTCAAATACATGACCAGATTCGGAACGATAAACGTGATTGTATGGATAACCAGAAGCACCAACTCCAACAGGAAAAACATCTTTTGTTTCTCCACCATATCTTGGATTCGGTTCTCTCCAATAAATTACACTATCTTCACCATCTTCATCAACAGCATAGTTGGCTGAAGAATACTTGTCTGGAAAAAGAACAGTAAGATCAGGAGCAGAAGCGGTAGGAATTGAGCCTAATGCATTTTTAGCATTTCTTTTTGCAATTAGTGTATCATCTTCTTCAGCGTTTGCTTTTGCTAATGTTGGAGTATCGGCTTGTAGAAATGAATCTTTAGTTGGGTATGTTGCAGTTGGATCAGTAAAACCTTTTGGTGAATCTGGTTTTTCAGTTGGAATACCAGCAAGTGTTCCCATAACAATCGGTCTTTGTGCTTCTTCACCATCAGCAAAGAAACCAACAACCCATGTACCTTCTACAATACCAGTCGCACTCTTACCAATACCGCTAATTGCAGCAGATGTGATATCTTGAACTGGTTGTGCCCATGGCAAATCTTTTGTTGGAAGGTCATCAAGATTGTCTGTGTGCCAACCATAGCAGCGGACACGCACACGACCAAGTTCAAGAGGGTCAGCACGATCCTCTACGACTCCATACCACCAGATAAACTGTTCACCCAAACTCTTCATTATTCTACCTCAACTAACTCTTTTGCAAAAGAATCTTTAACACATTCAAATACAGTAAAAAAACTGTTATCTTTTTTATTATAAGTATGCCTCAAAGCAATAATAAAAAATCTTTTATCGTACAAAATATTAACTTTTTTCTCAAAGTCTTTCTTACTCGTTGATTGTGGGATATGTAGATTTACAATATCTCCAATACGAATATCTGAATTGCCAGGCACCGTCACACTAAAAGAAATATTTTCAAGTTGTAATCGAGAAGCAATATCATATTTCAAAAATTTATGAATTTTTCTTGGATTACGAATTTGGGGATCATTTGTGACTGCTGCATTTAAAAAATTTTGTTTTGAATAGTTTTCCCCAATATTAGATATAATCATTATACTCTTCGACGAGCCTGCATCATTTTTAAAAATTGAGTTCTCTGTTAGATATTTTCTATTATTAAATGATTTTTCTACATGTCCTATCTTTGATGAATCTCTTTCATAAAGATAACTATCTGTAGTAAACCTTTTTGTAATTGGATCAATCGTTTCAATCGTATTGAAATAAAGACCCATGTCAAGATTTTCAAGCGTGTCAAGTTGACTTTCGAAATCTAAATTACTAATTTTTTGATGAGGGTTAATCTTGTCTCCCATATCTTTCTCTTGTTCAACCTGAGCATCAACAAGAAAGAAGTTTTCTACGGCATCTTGTGTCAACATACTATCAATCGTTTTGAAATGCCAACCATCAGCATCTTCAAAGAAAATAAAATTTGATGCTAAACTTTCTTGATCATTTTTACTTTCTGCTTCTCCAGCAAGATAGTTGATGACGTCAAATGGTTTCTTGTCGGGAAAAACGAGTGAAACATTATCCTTTGTCTCTTCAATTTCAAGAACTTTGTTCTTTTTAATGATTCCGTATTCTTCTTCTGTTGGTTTTAAAAACTCATTGTAAATCGACTTGACAATCGTAGATGCTGGTAAATCAACATAAGACTTTTTTACACCTTTTCGTTGATTACTTAAACCTTCTTGACTCACTCCATGAATTACAAACACATCGGATCTTTGTTCAGATTTGTTTTTATCTGTTATGCTGTATACTCGAAAAACATATGTAAGTAAATTATCAAACGTTGGAGTTTTAAATGAAATAACAAGCGTTTCTTCACCAACTATAGGCATGAATTCAACGATACCATTTGAATCAGCAAGAACTAATTCACACGTTATCCCGTGATCAAATATATCGTGGTATATATTGAACTCAACAGTCAAATGTCTAATATCAATAACTTTTTTATTATAATTATAAAGAAGACAAGTCTTGAGTTCAACATCACCAGGTTTATATGGTATTGTCATTATTCAAAAATACTTTCAGCTTCATTTAAGAAATTTGGTATAAAATCGTTATGTAAAATTTTTATATCTCTTTTCTTTTCATTTTGACGTTCTTCATATGTATAGTTTGATACTTCACGTCTCTCTGTTGTTGCTAGACCATTATATGTTGTTTCATCAACTATAATTGATTTTTCTGGAACGATAGTACCATCAAAAAGAACAGACTGTGTTTGAATGATTTGTTCATAATGGTGCACTGTATTTAATGCAGATTCAACTGAGTTATATTTAGATTTCACAAACGCAGTGAATTGTTGATAGTCCAAAGGAAGGTCGTAGTATGGGTCAATAATATCATTAATAATATAAATGATCCAATCAAGCGTAACATCGTTATAATATCTTTTTGCTATAAACTGAAGCGACTGACCTTCTTGTAAATTATGAGTGTAGTATAACGCCGATCTATTTTCAAGAACTTGTTGTAACTTGAATCGAACAAGAGGATTTTGAACAATATTAGGCACACCGTTCTTTTGAACGTCATAAGATACCGAAGGATGATTTGCAAAAAAGAATGGCATTTTATCTTACCTATTTTGTTTTTTAATTTGTTCTTTGGAAATAATAGAAACTTCAGAAAATTGCAATCCTAAAGTAATTGATAGTGGCGCCTTTTCACTCACACCTTCTATTTCAACATCATGATACAACGGTTGTCCTTCGGCATGATACTCAACTGCAACTGAATTAAGAACTGATGGTCCAATATTGTATAGAAACTTATCATAATGAAAATCAATATCAAATTGTTCTGGGTAGTCAAAAAAATGTTCTTTACCAGATTTCATTCCAGGTGCAGAATGATATTTGAATGCATAGATAATTGATCGAATAATATCTGTTTCTTCCCTTGATTTCGCTATAAGTTTCCAGTTAAAAGTATGTGAGCGAATGTTAGGATTACTATACATCGTTGCCATATATGGGTTTCGAGCAAGACCCGCACCAGCAATTCCACCTTTCAATGCTTGACCAGCCGCTTCACCAGCCAAAGTTCCAGCCACAGTTCCAATACCGCCACCTATACTTCCCACTGCACCACCAACAATACCTCCTACATTTTCTTGTGCTGCTTGCAATCCATAGTACATACCTGCATCTACAATTGAACTTGTTGTCACATTTGTTAAACTATCTACCATGCCAGTAATACCACCAGAAACTATAGCACTGCCTAGTTTTGCACCTGCTGCGCCTGCAACTCCAATTCCTTCTGTGTTATAATTATGAGAATAGTTTGTTCCAATAGAAGCAGGAAGAGGAAGGAAGATTCTTTTCATATCTTCATTGATTGGGAAATCGTCTTTTCGTAACAGTTCTGGTCTTTGGATTCTAAACGCCATCCAATGATCAATTTCAACTAAATTTTTAGGAAAAGAAATATTCTTCTCTCCTCCCGTATCCAATGCTGCTGCAAGCTCATCTTTTGGTGAAAATTTTCCTGGAGGCGAAGAGACTGGGAATGTATCTGCCATCTATAAATATCCTTGACTAGAAACTGTTTTGTATATTTATAATGAAAACGCTTAAAGGCAAATATATACCACATAATCCTCATAAGTATAGAGGAGACCCGACGAATATTCAATATAGATCATCATGGGAATTAAAGTATTTCAAGTGGTGTGACTATACGGATATCGTTCTTCAATGGT